GATTGTGGTTCGAGGTGGTACCTCCAGAGCGCCAGTTTGGACCTTCGGAAAGAGCCCATCCAACACCAGCCACCAATCCGTCACCATCCACCACCGAATCCCGGCCAAGGATGTGACACCTGACACCCCCCCCCTTAGGGGGGTGTCAGATCACTTGATGCGTTCGGGGCTGGATCCGACACCAGCGTCACCAACTCCGGACCCCGACTCGGGCCTCCGAGCCAGGCCTCCGTCGAACGACTTCGAGGGTGCGTTCGACGACTACCTTGGAGACCCGCCAGGTGAGTAAGCGAGCAAAGCTCGTCTCCGAGCATTCTGAACTCACGGCGCCCCCCTCCGCCTTGCCGGCCGGACCCCAATGGGGCCGGCCCGCCGAAGGCCGAGCTGCAGCCCTGACATTGTCTGTCCGACCTGGTAGGACACGCCCATGACCCTTATTGCCCTACTCCCGGTCTTCGTGTGCATCGTCGGAGCTCTCGTCTACGCGCTCGCCTCGAATCCGAAGCTCAGCGAGATGGGGCGCCTCGCGTTCTTCGCTGGCCTCTTCGTCGCGCTCTGGGTATTCGCGGGCAGGGTCGTGCGGCTGTAGTCGTCGGAGATCGACCCCTTGGGGCTTGACAAGATACGGGAGTTTGCGCCAATAGATTAGCCGTGGGGCGTCCGATCAATCTTGACGACCTGGTATCGAAGCGCGTAGTCGACGCGCTCAACGCGGGCGTGTCTCTCGTCGGCGCCGCGTCCGCTGCGCGCATCTCCCGAGCGTCGCTCATGGAGTGGCTCGCACGAGGCCGCACCGGAGAGCAGCCCTTCGCAAACTTCCTGGATAGGGTGACGGAAGCGCGCGGCAAAGCGGAGCGCAAGGTCGTTGATGCGTTGATGATCAAGATCCGCGAAGGCAACGTGCCTGCGTGCATCTTCTGGTTGCAGCAACGCGCTCCCGACGAGTGGAATCAGAAGGCGCCGACGTCGAACGACACCGCTGTCGCGACAGACAATGCCGCGGAGACAGATCTGCCGTTGCTCGAGTCGCTCGTCGCTGCGGCGAAGTCAAAGGTGGGGACGTGACCCCTCCGACGCGCGAGATGACGGAGCGCGATCGCAACTTCGTCGCGCCTACGTGGATCAAGTCAGCGCGATACGGCTTCGCTACGCCGCGTGATGAGCGCATCTCGTACCGCATCGTAAATGCGCTTCTCGCGCAGGCTCCGCGCGTGCTCTGCATCGCGACGGACGAGCGCACGGTGCACGCATGGGCCGCTGGACATGGCGACGTGCTGCACTTCGTCTACGTCGCTCCGGAGCTCCGCCGACAAGGGTTCGCGCGGATGCTGCTGCAGCAGATGTTTGGGGAGCGCGGGCCCGCGTTGCTCTCGCATGACGCGCCGAAGCGGCTCGCTCCGCGCGCCCAATTCAACCCATACCTGGTCGCCGGATCGCTTTGCGATCGCATCGCCGACCGTGAGGCTGCATGAACTCGTTTCAGTTCGATCCCCAGAGACACATCCCCGTCACGGAATCAGTGCCGGACGAAGAGGTGGACGCTGAGGCCGACTTTCGGCGCGCTGACATCCCGCCTCCGAGCGCGTGGGCGCGTACCGCGGTCGTCATCCACCGACGGACGAAGCAGCGCGCGGTCGTGCATCGTGTCGATCTCATCACCCGGCAGATGCGACTCTGGTACCCGGATCGGAGGGATCTGCCGAACGAAGAGCAGTACGACGGCCGAACGTCGTGGCAGTCGCTCGACGGTGACTGGGAGCCGGAGATCACGTTCTCGCCGGAGGAGATCGAGCGACAGACGGCGGACAAGGATTTCGAGCGCGAGGTGATGACACTCGATCCGAGCGGCCTCGAGTTCGTCATGCACTTTTGCGACGATCCAGATCCACGCAAGCGACTCGGCAAGCTCCGCGCGCTTCGCAAGAGCCCCGTGTTCGCGACGATGATGGGTACGGCGCCGCCGCCGTTGGATGCAGGGCTAGGCGCGGCCATGCCGCAGGAATCCACAACTACAAAGAAAGGTAAGTGACATGTCGAAGCATGAAGAGCCGCACCTCGAGGCGAAGTTCGCGCAGCGTGAGCACGCGAAGCACTCAGCGTGGGATACGACGATCAAGCTCGGGGCGATCGAGGAGTCGAAGTGCGTACAGGCGGGCGACATCGTCGTCGCGGTGAACACGGCGTCCGGCGAGCTGACGGTCCGACGCATGTGCGAGAAGGCTCCGCACGGTCGTTCGACTGAGCCCGTGACGTGACACTTCGCCGTTCACGCGCCGCCCTCGGCAATCTCGTCTTCGCTCCGACCGCAGGGAGCGCGCGCGGAGCGGTGTGTCTGACGTGTGGCAAGCTCGTCGATGAGGAGGCGATCGTCGAGGGCTACCCGGGCGAGAGCGCGACGTGCAAGGTGCTCGTCCGCCATCACGGCGCCGAGGAGCTGCGGACCTTCGACATGGGTACGCGCGCGTGGGATCACGAAGACCTCGCGAGCATGATGCAGCGAACGAACTGGTTCGACCCTCGAAGTCACGATGGTATGGGGCTTGGCGTCAAGATGCCGTTCGTCGGCGAACACGATGACCGCGAAGAGGGCGAGTTCAAGGCGTTCTCGGGGGCGGGTGATCGATGACATCGACCGATGATCTCGAAGTCGCTCGCGAGGAGGGTCTCGCGGCCGGACGATGCCAGGGCGTTGCTATTGGCTTGCGGCTGGCCTGGACGCGTGCCGGGCTCTGTCCGGGTTGTGGAGGGTTAAGGGCTCCCGATCGGTCTAGGTGTGTTGCGTGCCTCGAAAGGCAACGTGTCACGGCCCAAAGAAGGCGAGGACATGGGCAGTGTGGCGACCACGGCGTGGAGTCTTGCGTCGTGTGCAAGTCCGCTCAGAAGGAGCGTGACTCAGCTCTGTATCAGCGCCGATTTGCGGGAGGGCTCTGTGTCTCCTGTGGAATTCCGGCAACGGATGACCGGGTGCGCTGTGATATCTGCTTGGCGGCAAGGCGGCGGCGAGACGCTTGCTACCGGACGCGCCAGAGGGCGAGTTGACCCGCCAGCTCTCCCCCGACGTCATCGCGCGCGTCGTCGCGTCGAGTTCGCTCGAGCACAAGCTCGTTGACCCGATGTGCTTCGGTCTGGCAACCGCATCGGATCTACAGCGCGCCGTGTGTCGCGTCGCCGACGGCTTGCCGCTCGGTGCTCTCGCGCGCGCCCCCAGCGTCAGAGCTGCATTCGGTGACGTGTCGTTTCTGCCCTCTGGCCGCTGCAAAGAGCTCTACCTCATGAGCGGCATTCGCACGGGCAAAAGCCTGCTCGCCGCCTGCGCGGCGTTTCATATGGCGGTCACGTGTGACGTGTCGAGCTTGCGTGCGGGGGAGATCCCTCGCGTGTCCGTCGTGAGTCTGAAGAAGGACCTCGCCGACGTCGTCCTCAACCATCTCGTTGGGAGCATCAAAGCGTCGCGACTGCTCTCGCCGTTTCTCATCGGCGATCCGAGTGGCGACGGACTCGTGCTCCGCCACCCATCCGGGATGCCGGTCGAGGTGAGCGTCGTCGCTGGCTCGCGAGCGGGTGCAAGCCTTGTCGCGCGCTGGTCGGCGGGAGTCGTGTTCGACGAGTTCCCTCGTATGATCGGCGGCGAAGACGGCGTTGTGAACTTCGACGATATGAAGCAGGCGGTGATCGGCCGGCTCCTCAAGGGCTGCATGCTCTGGGGCATCGGCAGCCCGTGGGCGCCGTTCGGTCCCGCCTACGAGATGTTCAACAGCCACTGGGGTAAGCCGACGGAGCAGCGCATCGTCGTCAAGGCTCCAGCCCCCGCGATGAATCCGGTCTACTGGACGCCGGAACGTGTTGCGCAGCTTCGCGCGCAGGATCCGAACGCGGCGAAGACAGACGTTGACGCGGAGTTTGCGAGCCCGGAGGAGGCGCTGTTCTCCGCCGAGAGCCTTCGGCGATGCACGCGCGAGGAGCTCGTCGTCCCGTTCGCCGAAGGCAACACGTACATGGCGACGATGGACCCGGCCACGCGCGGCAACGGCTGGACGTTGGCCATTGCGACGCGCGAGCGCGGCAAGATGGTGGTCGTTCGAGCCGTCGAATGGGTCGGCACGCGCGATGCGCCCCTCGACCCGAAGGCCGTCCTCGAGGAAGCAGCAGCCATCCTGGGCGAATACCGGCTCACAACGGTGCACTCGGACCAGGCGATGGGAGACGCGCTCATCAGCATCGGCCGCGAGTGCGGGCTCAACATCGTGCAGTGGCGCTTCGTCGAGCGCGAGCGCGCGGAGAAGTACCTCACCATCCGAGCGTGGCTCGATCGCGAACAGATTGAGTTGCCGCCCGTGCCGACACTGCGCACGGACTTGCTCCACATTCGCAAGCGCGTGACCCCGACAGGGATGGGCGTTGTGCTGCCTCTCACGAGCGACGGTCGCCACTGCGATTGGGGTCCGACGTTGATGCTCGTTCTGTCGCGTATGCTCGCCGATCCATTGCCGCCCGCGGGCCCAGACGCCGACGAGGAGACGCTTCGGATGAGGCGATTCATCCTCGACAAATTCAAGCGCAAGGAGGCGTGGTGACATGGGCAATCACGATGCGCTTATCAGTGGGCTTACTACCAAGGACGTCTCTCGCTTTTGGTCGAAGGTGAGCCGTGGCGCGGAAGATGAATGTTGGCCATGGCAAGGCGGATTGGCTCAGTGTCGAGGTGGCTACGGCCGCATGTCGATACGAGGTATTAGTGTCCGAGCGCACCGCATCGCCTTCGCCATTGCTAGCGGGCGCCCGCCGCGGGCAGATCTGTTTGTCATTCATTCGTGCGACACACCTCGATGCTGCAACCCGTCGCACCTGTCCGAGGGAGCGCCGATAGAAAACTCGCGCGACATGACCAATAAGGGTCGTCAAGCGAATGGCGAGCGCCAGTGGGACGCGCGGCTGACCGCCGCAGAAGTCGCGGATATCAGGGCGCTACTTGCGTCGGGCGAGGTGAGCGTGAGCGTGGTCGCTCGTCGTTTTGGGGTGACGCCTCCGGCAATTCGCAAGGTCAGAGACCGCGTCACGTGGAGGCACGTGGCATGAGCGGCGATGTCTATACTGATTGCACGTGGTTTCTGGCCCATCGGCAGAACGCGCCAGCGGGGCCGCGCCTTGTACAGCTCTGTCAAGAGATGGCCCGTCGTCAGACGCAGCTCATCGAGAACACCGAGAAGTGCATGGCGGTGTTCGAGTACGGCGGCGACGCGATGAAGCTCGCGCCAGGCGACACGTTTCCGATCGAGGAGCAGCTGCTCACCTTCAACCGCGCGCAGAACATCGTCGAGACGGCCTACTCGAAGATCATCAAAAGCCGCATCAGCATCATGGTGCTCTCCGAAGGCGGCGGCTACCTGCAGCAGGCACGCTCAAAGGACGCAAGCGACGCCATCGAGGGCGTGCTCGAAGCGAATGAGTATGACGAGGTCGAAGAGGACGTGGTTCTCGACGAACTCGTCTCTGACCATGGCGCCGGCGCTGTTCTCGTCACGGAAGAGTGCGACGAGGTGAAGATTCAGCATGTTCCAATCGAAGACATCTGGTTTGACGAGGCAGAGATCCGCCAGCGACAGCCGCGAAGCATGTACCGCGTCCCGAAGGGCGGCCTCGATAAGTTCGTGGCGTGCGAAATGTTCGCGTCCGACGATCCAGACAAGGTACCCGCGGGCGCGGTCGGGACAGCGGAGACGCGCCGCGCCGCTATCCTCGCGGCGGCGAACAAGCCGGAGTCGTGGCGCAAAGCAGTTGGGGATAGCAACATCAAGAGTCGCGTTGACTTCTTCGAATCGTGGCACCTGCCGTCCGGGCCCGTCGAAGACGAGGAATACGAAGAGGACGAGGAGTACGACAACGACGAGGGCGAGCGCATGGTGCGGACGGTCAAAAAGAGCCGACCGAAGCACGATGGGCGTCACGTGGTCGCTGTCAACGCCACCGACGGGACGCTGATCGACGAGCCGTGGGACGGCAAGGGCGGCTTTCCCGTTCTGCTCTCCGTACCGCGCCGTCGTCGTCGGACCATCTGGGGGCTCTCGCTCATGAGGGATCTCATCGCTCCGCAGCGCGAGTACGAGAAGCTCTCGATCAAGATCCAGAGCACGCATCAGAAGATGGGCGTGTCCGGCTTCATCGCGCCGAAGGCGGCGAACATCAACGTGCGAGAGCTCACGAGCGGCACGCACGCGAGCGGCTTCCTGCTCGAGTTCGAAGGGCAGCAAGGGCCCATTCCCTTCACTCCGGAGCCCGTGGCCGCAAGCACGTACGGCTACCGTGAGGGCATCGGTCGCGAGATGGGGGAGATCAAGGGCATCTCGACACTTGCGACGGCGTCTCAGCTTCCAGCCGGTTTGCAGCAGGCGTCCGGCAAGGCGCTGCAGACGTTCGACGACTTCGAGGATGTGCGGCTTTTGCCGTACCACCGCGAGCGCGAGCGTACCCGCATGCGGCTCTCGTGGCTCGTCGTCCACGCGGCGCGCCGCATTGTCGAGCGCAAGGGTTCGTACGAATCGACGTATCGAGGGAAGTACGGAATCGAAAGGGTCAACTGGAAAGACCTGCTCGAGGACGTAAAGGACTTCAAGATCCGCGTCTTCCCCGTGTCGGCGCTGTCGAAGCAGCCCGCGGCGAAGTTCGCGCAGTTGACCGAGCTGCTCAACGCAGGGGCGATCGACGTTCAGCAGTTCCGTCGGCTCTTCGAGATCCCTGACCTCGAAGCAGAGAATCAGCTCGACATGGCCGACTACGATCTCATCGCAAAGTCGCTCGACACGATGGTGATCAAGGGCAAGTACGTCACGCCGCTCCCGTTCGATGACTTCGAGCTGGCCATCAAGCTCGCTTCGAAGTTCGCGAACCTCTGCCGACTCCGCGAGGTTCCCGAGCAGCGCATCAAGCTCATCGTGGACTGGATCGAGGACGTGAAGTCTCTTCGAGACCAAGCCAAGGCAGCCCTTGCGCCGCCGCCGGTGATGCCCGGCATGCCTGGACTACCGCCCGCCCCAATGACCCCTGACGGAGGCGGAGCGCCTCCCCCGCTGCCTCCTGAGTTGGCAGCGGCAATGCCGCCGATCGCGGCGTAGGAGCCCGTATGCCGCCCGAACTCGAGCAACAGCAGCAACAGACCGAAGTCGCACCCCCGCCGGCAGCGCCCGAGAGCGGGGTAGAGGCGGTCGAGACAGCCGCCGAGGCGCCCGCCGAGGCGACGCAGGACGATCTCGTTGCGGCCGCTCGCGAGGCGATGGCGGCGTCGAAGGCGGAGACGAAAGCCGAGCCGGAGAAGCCCGTCGAGCAGCAGACCGAAGAGGAGCCGCGATGGCAGCGCCTCGTCCGCGAGCGCGAGAAGGGTACGGCCGCGCGAGAGGTCGAAGAGAGGGCCGCAGCCGACATCAAGGCGCGCGCCGAGGCCGAAGCGACGCGCATCATCGACGAGGCTCGTGTCCGGGCGCGCCAGGTCGCCGACGAGGAGCAGAAAGCGTGGCTGAAGGCCTACCAGGCTGATCCGGAGAGCGCGCTCAAGCAGCTCGGGGGCGCCGACCAGGTGGCTGACAGGCTGATTGAGCTGAACACGCCGCACGGCAAGGCGATGGCTGCGATGCGCGCCGAGCTCGCCGAGGCGAAAGCGAAGGCCGCGGAGGGTGGCGATGTTCGGAAGGACTTCGAGACCTTCAAGCAGCAACAGGCTCAGGAGAAGGTCCAGGCGGAGTTTGAGAGCGCAAAGAAGCAGTTTTGGACACATGCAAGCCAAGAGCAGACTCCGTACTTGCACGCGCGCTACGACGAAGGGGAGATCATCCAGCGCGCGGCCCTCGTCGAGAAGGACTGGCGCGAGGCCGAGCTCCAATTTGACTACAGCGATATTGCTCAGTACCTTGAATCTGAGGCCAAGAAGCGGTTGACCGCTGTTGGCGTCACCCCCGCTCCACAATCTCGAGCGGCGCCGGGACTTCCGGCCGGGCACGCCCCCAAATCTCAGGCGAATGGTTCGCGCACGATCACGGCAGCAGCTGGATCTGAACGACGCGCGGCCCCACGACCATTCAACGAACTCTCTGCCAAAGAGCAGGATGACGACTTGGTCAGGGTCGCCCGCGAGGCCATGCGCCAATACGGAAAGACCTAGCAGCTCACGCCACTGATCGCGCGCCGGCTCTCACCCGAGACAACGGAGCGCTCACATGGCATTCGAAGCAGCGATCGCCGCTTCTGCGGCAGTAGTCAAAAGAAAGTACAGCGGCGGCCTCAATAAGCTGCAGTTTCAGTCATTCCCGGTCATCGACGCGATCGAGAAAGACGAATCTTGGACGGGCGACGACAACGCGCTCGCCCTGCAGGGAGAAGATCCGCAGGGCCTCGGCACCACGGTCGCCAACGCGCAGACCGCGGGCGAGCAGGGCGTCTACAAGCGGTTCGTCATCACGCGAAAGGAGTACTTCGCGATCTGCCGCATCAAGGGCCAAGCCCTACGCGCAGCTCAGGGCGAGCAGGCCATCGTCAACCTCTGGAAGAACGAGCTCGACGGCATCGAGCGCTCGTTCCTGAAGCATCTCGAAGTCCTCGTCTTCGGCACCGGGAACGGCGTTCTCGCTACGGCGTCTTCGGGTGCTGCGGGTACCACGTGGACGCTTAGCGTTGCCGAGGACACGAACGCGCTGGCGATCGGCATGAAGGTCAGGCTCGTGTCCGACACGACGCTGAGCCCGACGGTGCGAGCCACGACGGTCACCATCACGGCGATCGGTCGCTCCGCTGGAACCGTCACGGTCTCCGGTGCGGTGGCAGGCGGGACGAACGGAGACAGCGTCGTCCGCGCGGGCGACGAGGCGATCGGCGGAGTCGCGTCGGTCCTCACGGGCTGGCGGCAGTGGCTCATCGGCGGGACGACGCCGGGGACGTTCAACACCGTCACGCGGAACGACGATCCGGTCCGCTACGCGTCTCAGGCGCTCGATATGACCGGGCTCCCGATGGCCGAAGCGATCACCGATCTCGAGTCGCTGGTCACGAACCAGGGCAAGACGCCGAAGAAGCGCCTCGTCTGTCAGCCGCGCGACTTCCGACAGGTTCGAAAGTCACTGTTTGGCAAGGCGAACGTCATGGGCGGAAGCGGCGGGGCCCCGACGATCGGGTTCCGTGACGCGAAGTGGGACGGTGATGGCGGGGTTATCGACACCCTGATGAGCCCCTTCTGTCCGAGGGGAAACGTCTTCCTCAAAGACATGTCGACGTTCAAGCTGTTCAGCGCCGGGCCCGCTCCGATGCTGCTCGACTTCGACAAGCTGAACATGATCCGCATGGCGACCGATGACGCGTACGAAACGCGTTTCGGGATCTACGGCGAATTTGGTGAATACTCCCCCGTGTCCTCGGCACGCGGGACGAACTGGGGCTCGTAATGGAAGTCGGCAACGCAGGCCCGATCAAAGGGTTCGGCGCGGACCTGTTCATCCTCGCCGGCTCCTTTCAGGGCAACGGCACATCCGATCCGACCGCGGCAGGTAAGCGCTCGCCCCCTGGATTCATCTGGACGGTCGTGCGCGATGGCGCGGTCGGTCTCTACAAGATCACGCTTGATCCGGCGTGCCGTATTCCGGAGCTACCGCTCGACATCGATTGCTCCATGCAGGGCGCCGTACTCGCAACGGACCGGTGCGAGGTGATGGGCATCGGAGAGTTCGACCTCACGTCCCAGTTCTTCCGCATCCAGCTTCACCGGGCTGGCACGGCGTTCGAGCTTCCGGCCACGGCCGGTAACCGCGTCAACTTCAAGTTGTTCGTGCGGAATACGACGGGTCGCTAATGTCCCGCCTCGTCTCCCTTTTGCAGCTGCGAACCCGTGCCCGTGAAGCCACGGACACGGTGGGGGACGTCTACATCACGGACGCGTGGCTGACCGATCGGGCGAACGCTCATCTCACGGACGTCTGGGATCGCATCGTCGATGCGGGTCCGCCCGATCGCTACGCCGCCACGGCGACGTTCACGGAGGTCGCCGGCACGCCATCCGTGCCACTGCCGGCCGGCCTCCGGAACTTCGTCGACGCGTACATCGTCGAGAGCGGCTATCGAACGCGTCTCTCGTCGATGCGCGGCGCGACGCGAGGGAGCTATCGAGCCCCGACGCGCGCCTACACGGTGGAGGTGGAGTACATCCCGGCGCCCGATGTTCTCGTCGCCGACGGCGACGCGTTCGACGGGATCAGCGGTTGGGAAGAGATGGTCATGCTCCTCATGGCGCGCGATATTTGCAAAAAGCGCGACACGGATCCATCGGCGTTCCTCATCGACATCG